GTGTACCTGTTCACCGTGTTCTGGGCCAACGGCGGTTGGTCGGAAGTATCAGACCAAAGCAAGGATCATCACATTATCGCCTTAGACGGCGGGCAATGGATTGCGTACCCCAACAACAGACTGTTGTGGGTAGACCCGTCTTGGATTGGCGGAGACGTTCCAAGGGATTGGAAATCACCATCAACGTCCTACAGCGTGGAGGCCATGCCGTGAAACGACTTATAAACGCATTAGAACGGTTTTTAACCCGTTACAGTACGTATGACTGGAGGCACGTACCGCCGCCCGAATGGGCTGCCAAGCGTTCTGGCGTAGAAATTTGGTGAGGGGTCGTCTAAAGGCAGGACTTTTAGTATACTCACCTATAGTTTAACCGGCAGAACCCCGGGTTTTGGCCCCGGTAGTCCTCGTTCGAACCGAGGTAGGTGATCTAAATGCACAACAGCATTGGCGAGCAAATCCGCGCTTTATTATTGCAAAGCATCCCGCATCGCGTTATTCGCGGCAAAATTAAGTGTTCTAGCGCAACTATTAGTTACCACGCTAGAAAATTAGGATTAGAAAAACAAAAACGGCCTGCATACGATTGGTTGGCAATTCAAAAAGACATTGCCGCTGGGATGTCTATGTATGGCGCCATTGCAAAATATGGGTTTAGCAAAGCAACGTGGCATACCGCCGTAAAAACAGGAAAAATAACAAAACAGAAGCGTTTTGCGGGTTATTCGTTAGACGAATTGATAACGGCTTTCCACGGCAAAAGGCTATCGCCATATCAAAAACGATTGTTTCGGCGACACATTGCAAAAGAACAAAATGGATTTGCTTGCAGCGAGTGTGGGCTTGGCGAATGGCGCGGCAAAAAATTGTCGTTAGAGTTGGATCACATTAGCGGGAATCCAAAAGACAACCGACGCGAGAATTTGCGCTTGTTATGCCCTAATTGTCATTGCACAACGCCAACGTGGCGCGGGCGTAACGTCAAACACCCGTTATCTAGGTTCGACTCCTAGCCCCTCAGCCATATACAGCGCACGTTCGTCTCGACGTCGCTTGACAAGGCCGGGAAGCACGCGCCCACCGGCCTTTGTCCACTTTAGGAATTCGTCAGCCGCTTCCTCAAACTCGCCACGGTTGGTTTTCATGCGTAGGCTGGAGCGTTGCAGGCTGCCTAGCCCGACGTTGAAGGCAAAACTTACCAGTGCGTCAAACCGGCCTTGATGACCAAGAGCAGCAGGGCAAAGTCGGGCCACGCCGCGCTCAAACCGGCCAAGGTCTTGAGCAAGGATAGCGTCCACCTCTCCCATCGTGAGGGTGCGATCCCAGCCGTCGGGTATCGGTAAATTTCGTCGCTCCTCAAACGGCACCTTGGCGTGGTTTGGGTCTATGACATGGCCCACCGCAACCGTCCACAATAAAGCAGGACACCTGTAAGGGCGTGTTCTGACGCCCTCATGGTGTTTAATCATGCGAATCGCGGCAGGGCTAACCTTCACTTTTGCGAGAACGCTCTGCCACCAAAATGGAACGCAATGATGGACGCCAGAATTGCCATCTCATCGTCGCTAAATACGTTTTCCATCGCAATCGCAAAGGGGATTCCGGTCGTGTAGGCATACCAAACGCCAGCCACGTTCAGCGCGACCAACTCCAGCACGAAAATGTACGTCACGACTGGGCGGACGCTGGCACGCAGGTTAATCATCCACTGACTCGCACCCTTGCCAATCTCAATGTCGTGGTTGTACAGGGCTTGGCGTTCCTCAGCAGCCGTCTGCGTCTGGATTTGCTCCAGTTTGATTTCCTCAACCCGTGCCTGCGCGATAAACCCACGCTCTGCCAATGCCAACTCACGCTCTTTCTGGGCTGCGACAAGAGCCAGTTCATGCTTCTTGTCCTGCCGGTCTTGGAAGATTTGCAGAATCTTGGGTAGTCCACCCGCAAGGAACGATAAAAACGTGCTAATCATGGTCATCATTTTTGTCGCTCCTCCATCAGTTTGACGCGCACCTGCAAGTCATGGATGTCCTCCATGATGTCGTCTTTGAGTTCCTGACGACGGGCGGCGCTTAACGGGCTATCGGTAGGTACACCTTCAGACGTAATCAACGCGGGCATCTTGCTCTCAACCGACATCAGACGATTGTTGAACGATGCAATTTCCGTGAGCAGCCAGCCGACAGCGGCCAGCAGTACCGGGAACAACATATCCACAATCTTCTGCATGTTCACCTTTGCAACGCCTCCAGCAGCATCATTGCCATGGAACCCAACGCGCCTAACAAGATGACGATGATGACACCGCCAACCTTCAGTACCAGTTGCTCCAGACGCTTGAGCCGAGCGTGGATGGCCTCGTAGCGCACCGAACAGACATCAATGTGACTGGTCACGGTGACTTCCAGTTCTTGTACCGATGTCATTGCTTTACTTCATCCGGTTTTGGCACCTGCGGCTCGGCCTGCTCCTTGATCTTGACGATGAGCGGCCACGCCCCCGTCTTGCTCGGCAAGTCGCCTAGCACTTGCAGGATTGCGTTCACTTCTTCAATGGACAGTTCTAGTTTAATCATGGCGTCACCCACGGCAGCGGCGGCGACACGATGGGCGGGTTGATTTGGTTCTGAATCTGCCCCTCCACCGCAGCCTCGGTCGCGGCCTTATCCACGCCGTTGGCCCAGACCCAGCCAAGTACCTGCGCTTGCGTGAGGTCAGCATAGGGGGTGAAAACCTCGCCCTGAACGACGGCAAACGAGGTGGTCGAGTAGACCTGCCCCGTGTAAGCGCCATCAACGCCCGTGCATTGCCAATGAGCCGTGACTACATAGTCGGCGCCTTCAGCAGACTGCGGGAGGCAGTCGAGTTGCGAGATGTTCCAAGTGATGTTCATGGTTGCTCCTTAATATCCGATTGCCAATGCAGACACGGTGTAGGTTCCAGAGGCCATTGCCAATTGCAGTGCGCTTCCGCTTCTGGTGTAAGTTCTGGCCGCTGGAGTGCCAAGCGAAGCGAAAGATGAAACCACGGTCGGGCTATTACCTGAAGAACAAAGCACCAAATCGCAAAACCGATTTGCTCCAGATTCGCCGTTAACAACAACAAATCTCCCCAACGAACCGCCATCATCAAGAATTGTCGTTGCTGTTGTTACACTGATTGCAGTCTGCCGATTCTCAATCTTGGTTCCGACCTGACTTCCGGTAAATCGCTGATTGCCTGCGACTTCCAACTTCTGCCCCGGCGAACTCGTCCCGATGCCGAGGTTCCCACTCGCATCCAGCGTCATCGCCTGCGTGAACGAGATGATGTTGCCTGCGGTGCCGGAGGCTGCGTTAGACCATTGATGCTGACCGTTGACTTGTTCGTAACGGGTTACCGCTTGAGTCGTCTTATAAATCCAGTTGGTGCCGTTAAAGAAAGCGTTGGCACCTAACGACATCACTCCTGTTGTGCTGTAAATGTACGAGTTGCCCTTGATTTCAAAGACTCCACCCACCCCACTCCACGCACTCGGCGTGACGCCGAGGCCGAGGTTGCCGGAGGAGTCGAGGGTGGCTTTGGTTGTCCCAGCCGTGCCAAGCGCCAATGCCCCAGTGCTTGCATCCCACTGCAAATAACCTTTCTTAACATTTGCAGCGTCCGTAAATTGAACGCCGCCGGTTCCAGACGGAACAATCGTCAAGCCGTCCGTCGAAGCACTGCCCGCTCCCAAAACAAGCCGCGTATATCCACTAACGCCGATTGTGCTAGGCGAACTCGTCCCGATGCCGACGTTAGAGGACGGGTCGATGGTAAATGCTGGAGTGGTAAACGTTTCCCCTCCAGCAGCAGTTGACGGCGTAATGGTGAACGCGCCGGGGATGACTCGGTTAGATGCAAGTCGCCAATTGATCTGGGTGTTTGATGTTGAAAATCGAATATCACCTTCCCAGTTTGCAGAGGGAGACCCGCCAAGCGTCAATATAGTTGCGTTCGTGCTGCGATTGATCGTTGCGTTACCGCCAACCACGGACAAACTCGTCCCATCAAACGTCAGCGCACTCCCACTCGTCGCCACCTTGCTGCCGTTCAGATACAGCACGCCGTTGGC